ATTATTTATCTTTTTTATCTTTTTTATCTTTTAAATCATATTGATTTTTATTCTCTCTTGCTATTTCAAGTTCTGTATTTGCTATATCTCTTCTAGTTGCTAAAGCCTCTTTATCAACCTGCATTTTATCTTGATCTTGAGATGCCTTCATTGCAAACTGTTCTCTTTTCATATTCATTTGATCTCTATACTGAGATGTTTTTTGAATAGATTCCATAGCATCAGTATAGTCACTTACCAAGTTTTGATTTACATCTTGACCTTGACCATATCCCGCAGCTTTAATTTCGGCAACCGTAATATCTTTTTGTCTTTCTTTTTCATTTTCTTGCTGTTCAAACTGAAGTTTCATTTGTTCTTCTTGTTGTTTAGCTTGAATTTGTTGTTGTTGCATCTCCTGTTGCTGCTGCATCTCTTGCTGTCTTTGAGCTTGAGTTTTCATTTCAGCATCTTTAAGAATATCCGAAACTTCTGCAATAGATTCAGCTTTAATAACATTACCTAAATCATAGATGCTAGCACCTGTTGTATTATTAGTTAATGCCATTTGCTTCAGTTGATCAAGAACTGCTCTATGATTTGTTTTTGTTGTAGCAAAAATATTAAAGTCTCTAAGTAATAAATCAGTACCATTTATTGTAAAGTTTACTTTCTCAGCTTTAGAGCTAATATATTGAAGTCTTATACTTGGATTGTTACTATAATAAAACTGAGCTAAATCAGTTCTCATTTGATGAACTCTAGGCATTAGATGATCAGAGTGTTGAGTAAAATAGATTTCTGTTTGAGCATATGACTGATTAAGAGCTTGTGTAACACCTGTTGCTGTTTCTTGTGCAACTGGAGCACCAAGTCTTTGTGGGTTTATACCAATAGCATCAAAAGCTTGTTGTTTAAAATAATTAGCTAATTGTATCCTAGACATTAATCTACTAGTCTGCTCCATATTTAGAGTCTGATAGTGATTAAAGTTTGTAGCATTTTCTGTATTTGTAATAGATGTATCTAAGGGAAGCATGCTAAAATCTTTCATAGCAGTCCATGCTTTAGCATAATTATTTTTACCCCAATCTTCATCCATTGAGTGTCTGGGTAATGCATTCTGGTCAAACATTATAACTGTACCAAGTTCATCAACTAAGATATCTGCAATTTGATTATTAACCATATTATAACCAACTTGATAAGCCTTCATTAAATCAACTAATGAAGTTGACTTTGTATTTCTATCAGAAAATACCCTTCCTTCTATAGGGAGTTTGCATCCGTAAAGTGTACTATTCCCTTTAAACTGAAAAGGAACGCGTCCAGGCTTCTTTCTATTAATACCTAAGTATATTGGATTTATATTATCTCCCATATTAGATCTCCAAAATGCAGGTAGATTTGGTCCAATTTTTACACCACCGCAAACTTCATTTATCCATATCCACTCAACATGCTCACCATAAACTAAGTTCTCTTTACTTTTTTGTTTAAATATTGAAGTATCATATATAGGTTTTTCTGTAACCTTAAATGTTTCATCAATTATTTCTTGAAATATCTCCCCTGTTTTATCAATCTTTGTAAGATGTCCTACTTTTCTTTGAGTTTTCCAATAAGTTGTTGTTACACGCATTAACTCAGCTTCACCCCATGTGGTAACATCATCGCTTTCATTTAGAATCATACTAACAATATCACCACCTCTAGCAGGATCATCAGACCAATTACTTACAAATTGTCTATATGCCAAACCTGGCTGATTAGTATTCCACTCATGTGATCTGGAAGCATCATAATAAGATCCATCATTTTGCATACCATTGACCTGATATAGTGCGGATCTTGCGGGATAAATCTCTTGCAATGAGTGAAGCTGACCTTCATTCATTAAATATCCATACTTATCTATAACATCTGCAACAGTCATTAAATCAACTTTACCTGCAAAGTTTGAATCTGATATATATCTTACATCTGGTGACTTTTGATAAAATGTTAAAACAGGATTCCATAGTTCAACATCATAATCATCTTCATACATTTTAAAATGCCAAAACTCTCTATCTGTAATAAGCATATCTCTAAAGCCTCTTTCCTCAAGCTCTTGCATTTTAAATCTTTCTTCATCAACATTTAATTGATGACTAGCCCACTCTTCTACCAAACTTCTATAGTCTTTAGAAAAGAAATCTTCTATCTCAGGAAGAGACTTTAAATTTTCAGGTGACATTTGCTGTTGAACTTCTTCTGATTGAAAATCAGCTCCCATCTCTAACATCTTTGACATAAGTTGAGCTTGTGCATCCGCTAAAAGATTTTCTTCTACCATTGCTCGTTTCTGCTCAAGCATTTCATTATAAGAAAGATCATCTACAGCTCTAAATTGAACTTTAGAATATCTTTTTTCAAACTCACCACACAATACGTTAACAACATTAGGTATGATTGGATAAAACTTTAGCTCAAGTGCACTTTCATCTTCTTTTGTAAGCACATCTATTAATTGCCTTTGCTCATTATCTTCTTCAACAATATAATCAGTCTTGTCAATTATACCCTTTGCCAGTTTATAATTTTTTAAAAGCTTTCTTGCATTTCTTCTTAGAAACTCTAAGCCTTGTAATTCAAGCCAATCTAAGTTCCAAGCATACCAATCATCATCTTTCTTTTTTGCAGGAAGAAATTGTATTAGTTGAGTTAAGCTGGAAGATGTTGGATATCCGTCACCTTTAGCTCCATTTTTTAACTGTAATGCATTAAATACTTTCATAGTTATCTTAAGTTCTTAAATCCTGATCTAGGTTTCTTAGTACGCATAGATTTATTACGTCCTAAATTTCTAAACGGACTACTCTTTAATTTATACAAATTTTCTGACTTTTGCAAGGGTTTCTCGCTTTCTCTTCTCTTTGCGTAACCCCTGTTTGCTTGTTGAACTTTAACAAAAGCAACTAAAGCTGAAAAGGCAACAAGTCTATCCACGTTTAATCCCGGATAGTATTGTTGCATTTCTTTTAACAACATTGGATCTGGTATTCTTTCAATACCTAAAGTCTTCTTTATAACATTACCATCGTCATCAACTTCTTGATCTATTTCTTCTCTTAAAAATTCTATAGCATATGATATAAGATGTGATTTAAACAATGTACCTGTATTTTTCCAACCATATTCTGAATATACAGATCTGTTTGATCCAATGTCTTTTAAAAATACCATTTGGCTCTTAGGTACTAAATACTTTTGCTTCTTTTTAGATACCATGTAGTTTATAAAATGACTAATATTGTTTTCAACTACGGTCCAAGCATTATACCATTCAATTATTAAAAGTAATTGCTCGTGAGTTTTATTTATATCATCATATCTACCTGACCAAGCACATACAAGTTTATCAGGTTCAACAAAAGTTTCAATGCCGTCTAGAGTTTCTCTTCTTACCTCTACTGCATTTTTATAAACAAAGATACTACACAATGAATCGGAGGTTGTTGTTTTACCTTCAGATACAGGGTCAATAGATGCATAGTACATACCAAACTCAGGATTCTTTACAGGTCTTTCATAAACAACAGGAATACCTCTCTTATCTTGCATCTTTTTATCTACCGGAAACTGTGATATTGGATTTCTTCTGCTGATAGATGCTGTTATACCATCTTGAGTTCTTTCAAGTTCTATATGTTCGTATGAATACTCTTTATCTTCAATTTTTTTAAGCTGCTTAGATATTATACCTTGTGGAAATATAGATTCTTTTCTATAAGCAAATCCTTCTGCAATATTTGTTGGTTTTTGGGATATCCTTAGTTGGTATTGTTCAGGATTTAATTTATTTTTCCAATCTTCTCTTTCAGCCATTATAGCCTCTAAAGCTTCTTCTACTTTAGAGTTACCAAACTCATCAATATACGGTGGCATAGACCATTGCTCTGGAATAAATAAACCAGATAAACCAATAGTACCATCTTTGTCTAAAAGATCTGTTTTAACAGGATATATATCATTATTTATAGGATTAAGAATCATATCCTTAAGAGGATTACATTGATCTAAATCACCAACAGATCCTGCTGCAATAAATTGACCTGTAGTCATCATACCGGAAGACATTGCAGGACGCAAATACTCATATGTATCTGCCATCTTAGGTGCAATACCTGCCTCCTCATGAAAGAAGTAAGTTGTTGGTCCCCCTACTCCAGTTGTTGCATTCTTTTCAAATGATGCACCTTGTATTTTAGATTTTAAACCTTTACTTGTTTTTCTATTACCTACTCTAACTTCAATCTGTTGCTGCCAAAGTAAAACCTTTTCCGGGTTACTCGGTCTATACCAAGCAGTATGCTCATTAAGAAAGTCTTTATATTCTTCCAAAAACTTCCAGGATCCCTTATCATTTATGTAATCTTTAAGGCTAGCTCCAATCTTACATACACTACCTTCTTCAAACCAGTATGTGTTTATGATTTTACCCATGTGAAAGTAAGAAGAAGCTATCTGACGTTTTTTGAATATAGCAGCATGTTTATTGCTAAGTTCTGCTATTACTTCATATAGAGCCATATGATATTGAGCATCTCTAACTTTAGCAAAACCATATGCCTTCTCCTCCTTATCATATATAGGAAGAAAGTTTAACCACATATAATAATCCCTAGTTAAGTACCAAGTTTTATTGTTATTCTGGTATATTACACCAAGCCTGCATTTTGCTTTTTCCGCATCCCAATATTTTCTAAAGTCTTTACCTCCATTTGGGGCATTTAAGTATACACCCGTAGTATTAAATTTTCTAGCTTCTTGATTAAATATTTTAGATGTTTCATCAAATTCATATTTACCAGGCTCCTTAAATAAAGGCAATAAAAAATCTAACCACTCCCGATCAGTGTCAAAAGTGGTTGTTGTCCAATCTCCATTTAAATATGTAGGAACTATTCTCACATTTCTACTATTGCAAGTATAGTATCAACATTAATTAGCTGATGATTTTTACCATCATGTTTCATACTAACTCCTTCTGCATATTCCGCATACTTAACAATATCCCCAACCTTTACAGATGTTACATCCTGACCTATAGCAATTACATCTGCCATATAATCTTTTGATGTATTCGGATTTATAATATCAGTACCTGGGAAAAATTCCTGCGGCTGTCTATCCTTGATTAATACTTTTCTACCTATTGGTGTTACTTTCATTGGTTTTTATTTACATTTGATCGTAGGCCAACCCTTGACCTCCCCTTACTGATGATTGTTGCTCATCTTTTAAATCTTTATATGCACCTTTAAATGACTGCCTAATGCTATCAAAGTCCTTAGCAACGGCTCTTATTTGGCTAATATTACCATCTCTGCCATCTGTTATCTGAGTATTAGCCATATATGTTGCCATATTGTCTAAAGCCTTCTTAATACCCATATATGCACGCATTGTAGGTGTTTCATACAGTTTATTGCACATATCTAATGCTAATCTTATTTTACTGTCTTCAGTAGACTCTTCTAAAGCCACCTCTTCTATGATAATATCTTCTTTCTCATGCTCTGGCAAATGAAAGAAAGGATTCATATCTGGATTAGGACAGCTCATATAGAATAAGTATTTGAATATACTTAAATGACTATCTGGATACTCATCCATTATATCCTTTAAAAAGTTTAAACTATAACAGTGTTCTGTTAAAACAAGAGCTCCATTATCTATTTCAAAAAGTTTTATTAACATATTAGTATGTTTTGTAAAGTGTAAATTGATGAGTGTAAATAATATCACTTGTACTTGCTTGATTCCATTGAACTAAAATATCTAATGTAAGATCAATTGTTGTATCTAATATTTCAGTATCATTAAATGCCACACCCTCATAACTACCTGTATTTCTATTATATATAAAATTACCATTTGATTTTACAGTCCCAAGTGCACCTATTGCAGCTATTGTAAAATCAATTTCCATTTCCCAAGATTGAGTAGTTGCTGCTTCTAACGATATTAAACCTGTTGTTGCTAATATAATACCATCAGCTTTTGCAGTAATTGTTATCTCATGATTATTCAATGTAGAAATAACACCGCCTATTTTACCATGATAGCTATCCCCTATTTCAAAAGTATTTGCGGGCACAGTTAAAGAACCTACTCCAGATCCCACTATAGTTGATTCTGTTGTTGTATTTGTAACTATAGGTCCTTGTTGCGTTTGAGAATATAGCCCTATGCTAGGTAAAGCAACACCACCTGGCAATAATGCTGCAAATTCAGCAGGTGTCATATTGATTATAATAGATTGTGTTGAGCCAGTTAACCAAACTTCAGTAATATCATCTCTTAAGGAAACGTTTGAAGTACGTATATCTCCTATAATATATTTAGAATATGATGCAACTAAAGATAAATCTAAACTTATTTGCTTTCTAACTAATTCTTTTGGATTTGTACCGTAAGGGCTAGATTGAGTCAGTATAGTTCTTACTGCAAAACCATCTAATATTGTATATGCCATTATCTTTTTTGTTTTAACCAATTTATTAAAGCAATAACTTCAGCTTTTAAATATGGTAGTTCATACATTTTTATCTCATCTAAAACAGGTTCTCCGTTTATATGCTCATTGATCGGATACCCATTTTTATCCTCACCTAATTGTTTAAACTTTACATGTTGAACTATAAGTTTACCTATTTTAAGTTTAGG